TCTTAACCCAGGGGCGTTCATACCAAAAAATATTATCCGGAGTCCCTACATCAAGAGCCTTCCTGATAGTGCTACTTTCTAGTGTATCAGAATTATCGAATGTGTTCGAAACAAATTCGTTATTTTTAAACACGGCTAGACTCGAGCCGTGATTGAGTGCGTTAATTCCCCAATTAATCATTTGTAGATAAACGGATCACGTTTTCTCAGTTCAGCAAGACGTTTTTTCCATGCCTTGTGTTCTTGATATTTCCTCCAGGGAAATGTAATAAAATCAATTATTGTTTTCAGCATTTTTTAATATCTCTAATTTAGTTTGAAGGTTACGTTTAGCAATTTCAATTTTAATAGGACCTTCTTGTGCTGTTTTAATAGCATCGACAATGACAAATAATTTTCCATATTTTTGTACTGCATCGGCAGTATCTTTTACATCATTGTCCCACGTTGGAAAAGCTACCTTCCATCCTAATTCTTTGGCCTGTTCTATCAAAATTAAACCTGCTTTGTCTTGGTCAGGAATCACAATAACTTCCTTGCCTAGACTATTAATTATCCTACTTTGTTGTTCAGAAACTTCATTAGTGAGAAGTGCAACACCGCCTACAGCTAATGCATCAAATGGTCCTTCGCATACAAATACATATTTGTGATCTTCAGATTGTTCGTCAACATTAAAGACAAAAAACGGATGTTGATCTGATAGATATTTTGGTTTTCCGTCGGTGACTTTTCTGGCAGTATTGCCAACGATTTTTCCTTGATAGAAAAACGGAATAATGACTCGAGTTTCGTAACCGGCAGCAGGACTCCAATAAAAATGATTATCTAATGGATCAAATCCTCTCAAAGATATGTATTCTATAACAGGATCTAACCAAAGAGCAGTCATGTCGTCATACATGTCAAGCCATTTGGCTATTGGCATTGCGCCTTCTGGAAGCTCTTTTTCTGTAAAGTCTACTTTAGGTTGGTATTGTTCAGGCTTGTACTCTTCGCTTTCTGTTTTAAGAGCTTCAAAGATCATTTCTTTAACTATATCATCGCTGGCGCCCATCCATCGAACCAACGTTTTCATTTTTTCGCCAATTGGACTTCCTGGTTGCCATCCGGTGGTAAATTTGCAGTTAAAGCAGTTATAGACTATTCCGTTACCGTCGAAGCGAACGCCTGCCCGTTTACGAGTATCCGGACTATGTCCGCGATGCTGGCAACAAGGTGCGTTGAAACTGAGCCAACCAGAAGGGCTCGGTTTAGTTTTAACAGGAAGCAATCTACGAAATAAGTCTACGACCATAGTCATAAACTTATTATACTATCTGTATAGTATCTTGTCAAATGTTCCTGTATTAGGAATTGCCGGTTTGTGTTTGACTCTTAACCATTTCCATTTTCCTTCAATATTTGAATAGGAAAGATTATTAGTGGTAAAGGTCAGTGTGTCCAATGTGGTCCAGGATGTTGGAGTTCCACCTTCAAACATACTACCTTCTATAGTAACTTCGCCGGAATAATTGGTCATATAAAAAGCAAAGGTATGTGTGCTTTTTGATGTTGATAATTCATAACTAGCGTCAATTAAACTGCTATAATAAATTGGATTTCCGGTGTCACCTGTTACGCTAGGCTGTAATAATAAAAACTTTGTTATTTCAATACTATCTAACGGATCGCCTTGGGCATCTCCTTTAATCTCAATAACAGCTTCGGTGCCGTATTGGCTATCAATGTATACCGGAGTTTTTTTGGCAACGTATTTGGTTGTATCTGCACTATCTAAAGTACGTTCTTCTTTATAGATGCTATATTGATAAAAACCAGGTCGTAAATCATAAAGTTCGCTGGCGGTTAACTCGACATTGAGTTTACCAGACGACAGCGTAACTACGGTACAATCTTTGGATAATACAAGTTCTCGATTTTCACGATTAACAAGATTAAAAACAAATGAATAGTTTTTGTTTGTTAAATCAATTGCTTTTTCGTCTGAATTTCTAACCTGTATATCTATAGGATTATCAATACCGCGATAAATTTTTATATTTCTATTATACACTCTACGATACCTCTCTGTTGTCCAAGATCCGGGAACATTTGTATAGACATCGATTCTATTTGGATATAAATAAACTGGATTTAGTTGCATACACTAGTGAGCCCTTTAGCATATTTAGTATGAGAATAACAGAAAATTTACAACAAAACTTTCCTTTTATAAGTGTTATAAACCACGTAAATCAAGAATACGTGGGTATTATCATTAATCAGGATGCGCAGGTAACCAGCTTTTACGATTACGTAGCATTACGGAGCGAAGAAGAAAAATCTAAGTTTTTAGAGCTTGGAGAAGCATGGTGGTGGGAATCAAATAGACAAATTCCTATCAACATATTCCTAGCTAAAGAAATACAGGTATTTAGATACGCTATTAAAAATTTTGCAACTAAAGATGTAAGGGTAATGTTTGGACCGTGTACTAGTTTAAATGATATTATCACAAAAAGAATTAAGCGTAAATCAATTACACTAGTTAGGCGAAGTACTTAACTAAATCCGTAACTAACACCTTCGCAGATTAGATTCATCTGAACAACAATAGCCATGGCATATGCTGTAGCATGGCTTTTCTTAAAATAGTATTCGTCATTCTCCGGTTTCGTCCATACTTCCGTCATCACCGTAGTCCAATCTTTGCCAATCAGATAACGTTTCGCTGGGCGTATCATTGCTAGAATGGCCGCCAGTTGTTCCACACTCTTTGGCTTCATTTGTCTTAATATAGAACCATGCCCGTTTACGTGAAAGAGTAAGTTGACGAAATCGTCTTGCTCTAAAAGATCCCATAGTGGCTCCGTATTCATTAGTTGGATAAGATGTTCTTCATTACGTACACCTTTGTATATGTGAACATTTAAAAAATCTATCTTAAAATAACCTAAATCCTCTGCCTGATCGTAAGGAATAGAACAAAGTCCAGAAACGGCATCAACAGGAACATCGTGTAGGTATATTCCTGTATTATGTTTGACTAATTTAGTATCTTCAAGTCTACTTGCAGATGTAGTCTTAAAAAATTTAAGAGCCTCGTCTCTGTTAACAAAGTCTATATCGATATCTGGCATTACTGCAACCTAGTGCTTTCAAATAATAATAAAGGTAGTGTGTCTGCTAAGAATTGTGCATATTCTTCGGCATCTTCTTCGTCGTCAAACCCGCTAAATTTAACATAAACATCGGGCGAATCAGAACCAACCACTACCTCAATATCAATGTCATCCCTTGAAATAAATTCCTCGTTTTCTTTAAGTTCTTCTTCTACTATCTCTTCTTTTTGTCGTTTTGGCATTATTGTATCTTCGCCTCCTTGATGACATCTTTAACTAATTCAATATCGGCGGGCAGTGATTTAAAACGTCTAAGCCAGAACTGAGGATCAATAACTGGACCAACTATTTCTAACTGCTCGTCGTTCATGCGTGTAAGCATGTCTTTACCAGACTTGCTATTTAACAATATCCATGGACTAATTAATCCTTCTCGAATATCGTGAGCAGCTCTATTTAAATTAACAAATGCAAAATAATGTTCCCACGGAGCATTGTTTTTTTCACCCCAATCCATCATAGTTGATATAGTTCTTTGAATTGCTCCGTCTGCAGGTTCTTTCTTAATCATCTCGGTGATATAAGTTTCGTACAATTCATCTCTACACCAGTGGTCTAATTTCACCCCACTTCGTAAAACGTAGTCTATAAACATTTCCGGATAAATGGGGGCGGTGTTAACTAAAAAACTTCCAAATTTTACAAATGCTGTGTAATAAGGACTTGATGCAAATTCGTCAAAGGTTTTTTGAACTTTTCCTTTGCTAGACAATTCATAAAATTTCTGAAATGTTAAAAGTCCTGCCTGAACATGTTTTTCATTTTTGGCTAGGTATCGACGTTTTTGTTCACAAATATGCACGGTCAAAGTTTTTTCTTTGACAAATTCCTTACCGCAATGCTCGCATTTAAAATTTGATTGCATTGATTTCTTTTTTATCCCAACCAAGTGACGCACAATATTCCTTAATTTCTTTATCGGTAGATATCATGGCAAGAGTCTCGACATCCGACCATTTCATGTTTGGAAATAAATTTGCTAAAAACTCTTCTTTTTTGTTTTTCTCACGTTTTAAAGGAAGCCATTCGTGAAAATATGTTTTCTTAGTTTCGTGAGAGCATAAACACAAAGACTGCCATAAAAGTTTAGGATGTTTTTGTATTCCTGCCCAATTCTTGTTATAAAATTCATTTACGGTTAATACAAAATGTTCTTGTAATTCTCGATTACTCGATTTTACATTACTAATATAACGTGTAAGATTCCACAAGTCGCCTTTGATTTCTTTACGACCATCTTCTGTAGCAGCATCCCAAAGTTCTTTTAATCCCATGTCCACTGCTGGGATCATATCTTTAAAAAGGTCTACGTGTTTATTCTTGCCCATTATTTTTACTCAGGTAATACAACATTTTAACACGATTAAGCGCCTCGTGTAAAGCAGGATTAGTCTTCGCGGCCTGCCGAATATTGTACCAAAGTTGATTTTCTAAAATGCTTTCTCTTGAAGCACCGCGAACTCTTGACGGATTATCTTCGGGTATCCAGTCCCACCCTATTGGCATTCTTTCTTCAACCGGTGCACCTTTTTCTCGAGCATATACAACACCTTCTTGGCGTTCATAGATATACTCGGCACCTGGTTTAAGACTGCCCATGATTATATCCCACCGTTTCTCTTTCAATGTCGTCATGATCAAATTCTGCCCAATACAATTCAAATGCTACCGTATCTTCAAGGGCTTCAAATTGATGATATTCGCCAGGCATCACTTTAGTAAAATCGCCTGCTTCTAAGATAGTCTCATCGACAAGATCGTAGTTGTTTTTCCAAACACGAATAATAAGTTTACCTGATTCAACAAAAAATCCATTCCACTTATATTTGTGTTTATGCTTTGAACAGACGCCGCCTTTCCGGGCTTCAATACGGTGAAACTCTAATACACCATTGGCTTCAAGGAGTTCTGTTTGACCCCACACTTTACCTGCTTTCATCATAATCCTTTTAAATGACCTTATCGAGTTGAAGTATCTCGCATTGTCTACTTACTTCTTTAACAAAAAATGCACACGGAGGATTATCTCCGTCGTGCAATGGAACCGTGAGCATATGTCCGTTTTTCATTTTAGGAAAATACCAACGAACATCTTGATAGATATTAATAATTTCAATAGGAAAATATTCTGCCTTAAATCCTTTAATAGGATTAAAAATAAGAGCATCAAATCCCCGTTCATTGATGCTAGTTAACGGCAATACTTCTGGATCTAATCCGCAGTCTTTATCCCCTACTACCATACACCAATCCAAAGGCATTTGTACTTCATACCCGCCAATGTTTAATAAAATGGCTGGGCTATTAAATGACTCTAAAAATATTAGAGGCATAAAATAAAAATCTGGTTCGCTAGGGTTAGAATTATCTAATACACTAAATCTCGTATCTTCATCTACCTCTTCTGGTAAATCATTTAAATCAAATGATTTATTGTTTAATGTTAAAATTCTCATGTTGTTACCTTTGTAATTGTGAAAGGATATTTTGCTTCTTTATAATATTTTTTCCTTTCAGTTAAATGCCGTTTGGCATATTTGCATGTAGAGGTAATATCCCAAATCTCTACATGGTCTTTGTCTTCTGCTTTTCTAATGCCTCGTCCAATAGATTGGATAACGCGGACAAAGCTCTTTCCGGGCTCAATAAGAACCAGATTAAAAATCCTTGGAATATTAATACCCACAGCGGCCACACCGTAAGTCGCCACAATAATCTTGTCATCACTTGTTTTAACATCATCGTATTCTTCTTTCCTGTCATCTAATTTAACAGAGCCGTTGATAAAGACCGCACCGGGTAGTAGGTTAATTAACTTGTCTCCTGTGTCAATCCTGTTGACTAAGACAAGTGTATTTCCTGAAGTGGAAATATCTTTAACCTTATTTGCAATCCAACTAATTCTAGTAGGATCGGTAACTAACCATGAATATTCTTCGGCGTAACTTCTGAATACTTCTATGTTGTTAGTTTGTAAAATATTAATATTGAGTTGAGCAAGAACATCTTTTTGTTGTAAATCATAAGCAGATACACGATTAATAACTGGACCTATACTTGCAAGTATGCCTTGAAACTCCCAAGCTTCTTTAGGTATGGTGCCTGTTAATCCCCAACGTATAGCGCAGTTTTTAAAATTTTGAGTCAATAATTTTGTTAAAACATCTGCTTTGGCCTGATGAACTTCGTCAACAATAATAGCCACAACCCCTTCGCAAAATTCTGCAAGGCTAAGACTTTCTTCATCATAGCTTTTTTTGTCTAATACATTAAGACTTTGCCATGTACAGATAGTGTGTGTTCGATTTAATTCTTTTCGATCACCGAAATACACACCAACATCTAAACCTAGGTTTTTGTAGTCTTCTTCAGTCTGGACAACAAGCGATTTGTTCGGAACAATAACCATCGTACGACCATACGGTTCACAAAGATGCGACAACGTCGCTGTAGTAATCGTTTTACCTGCACCTGTTGCTACCTCCTGTAAGGCTTGTTGATTTTCTAAAAATTTATTAACAACATCGTATTGATAATCTCTCAATATGATAGGTTTACCTGCTTCTGGATGACCTTTTGGCCATGTCTTGCCTTTGTCAGCCCAATAGTTTTCATTTATTTGCTTAAAGTCAAACGCATGAGGTTGTCTTAGATCCTCTACATCAATATCAAATCCTGATTCTTCAATAATAGGTAATATAACATCTAAGTGTGCTAGATATCCATTGCCGCCAATACCAAAATATGTTTTAGTACCGTCCCATCTACCTAGTTTGTAAGCGGGCATATGACGTGCATAGGGAAGGTCATACTTGAGTTTGTTTGCTAGCTTTCTTCGAACTTCAACAGGCAAACCGTCAAGTTTAATATTAACCTCATCCTTAATTATTAATTTACAAGTCGACAATATTCCTATCCTTTTGAACAGCTGGTTTTACATCGCTTAGATATAAAACACAATAGTGGTTATCAATCCACGTTTGAGACATATTGCTCATAGGAGGAAAAGATTTGTTCACTACTATAATACTAACATCGTCTTCTTCTTTAATCAACCACTTTGCAGGCTTTTTAAAGATTAGTAATCTACCTTCAGACAAATCTCCACCGAGACCCGAAGCTCTAACCCATTCGTTGAACTTTGGATCTTCGTCGTTCCTACTTCGAAAACAAATTTTTATTTCCTCTTTGCTAACTCCATTGTTAATGGCGGAGATAACAAACGACTCTAACCAACTTTTTAAATGATTATCTTCACTGACTATTAAAATAACTTTTTTCTTTACGGTTTTATACAAATTAAAAAATTTACTAAAATCGTCGGTCCAAAAATAATTTGTATTATATGAGGCTACTCTATGAATAAGATTTTTTGATGTAGACCCGTACAATACATAACCCATACGCTTTGCCAGCATTAGGTCGTGATCTAATTCTTTTAATTTTCTAGAATCAAAATACTCTTGTGCAGACGAAGTTGCGTTTTGTAATACTACTTCATCGTTTACAATTTTGCAGGCTGGAGCATAATACTCTGCGTCGTTCCAAATCTGTTCAACATCTGCTAGTGCATGATTAAATGATTCGTCAATATTAAATCCGTGTCTAATTGCAAATTCATTTACTAAAATTAAATTTAAATCGTAGATGTTATATTTTCTAACTTTATCGTCTGGATTCCAAAGAGATCGATCTTCTCTGTTATTTTTAAGAACTTCTTTTTCAAAAACTTCTTTAAGAGAATAAGGATGTTTTAAGCATAACCAAAGTTTATCATTTTTGTCTTTTTCAACAAAAATGCTTTTAGTCATATCTAAATTTCTAAAAGGATTTTTCCATGTTGCGTTTTGTAATCTAAAATTTAAATTTAATTGTCGTGTACTAAAATGATTTTTATATTTTTCCATTAACTTGATAACATAGTTTGCCTGCGCTTGGGTAAGATTTTTGTTATCTGCAATTAAATTGAAAAAATTTGTCAATACGACAATGTCCTGATTATTCAAGAAATTTGTAGATATAACCGAAGTATAAAATTCGGTAAAGATGTCTTCGAAATATTCATTCGCCGCCATAATAATATTATAGCAGAAATAATTTAAAAATCAAGACTTTTGTAAAATATTTACTAACCTTTTTTGAGGAATTCCGTCAACCATTTCTGATAATAACCACTCGGTATGACAAAGTTTTTTGAACCAGTCGCTCCGTTCAGGAATAATTGGGTTTTCTATATTTTCAAAGTTATTAGAAAGTTCGCCTGCAAGACTTGTTTGATCGCAAATTACAGGTACACCGTTAATTGATGCTTTAACTGCTGGACCACTATTAAAATTTACTACACAATGATAATTATAATCTATATCAAAATCATCGTAGGTATTTGCCACTAATCTTGGATATTGTACCAACACATTTGGAGAATTTACAACTACAGGCGACCGTGGATGTGGCCTTACAACAATTAACCTATCAGTATATTTTCTTATTTCTGCTACGGTATTTTTTACCCAAACAGACATAGACGGTTGACCAACCCACTGGAGGCTTTTTTCATGCTGACTAGCAATTAGTATTTCTTTTCGTCGTAGTGTATTTTCTGGTTTTAATTGAATATTTAATTTTTGTGGTCGTGCTTCGTCAATCTCATCTTGATTTCCAAATTCACCTAGGCCGTTAATATTATTTAAACTAACCCTCCACGTTAATCCTCTAACCAAATTTCCAACTTCAATAATCATCACAGGAATATTAGCTGCTTGGCATTGTTCGTAAACAGATTTATTACTAAACATTCTTCCATGCCAAAGTACGCTCCAGATAACAGCTACATCTTCTTCCTTATCGACAATAGTATGTCCTAATTTTTTTAGTCCAAGTTCAAAGGCATCAAATACAGGCCCACTATTCATGGCTCCATACTTTCTATACAATTTAAATTTCATAGTTTTTTGAATTATAAATAACAGAGTATTTAATTCTAATTCAATGAGTAAATTTGAAAAAACGTTAAGAAAGAAAGTAGGAAAGCCCCAAAATACTATTCTATTGGGATTAGGGCCTAGCGAGATTGAAACAGCATCAAACGTTTTTCAATCTGTATTTGTATTTTCTTCTATAGATCAGTCGTTTAAAAATAGAAACGTAATCTATTTTGAAAACTTTAACGATATGGCCAAATTACCGGAAGTAAATTTTATACTTATTAATCCTGAAAATATTAAAGAAATGCCAAATATTACACCAATATTAAAAAATTCAAAACCGCTGGTTATGATACTTTCAGGGGAATATATACATAAACGTTTTTCAAAGTGGCTAATTGAAGAAATGCATTATGAACTAGTTGAACTCGACACTCATCGTCAACTATGGAAAAAGAAACGATTATTAGGACAATTATGAAAAAGACAGCATTTGTAACAGGAATGACAGGACAAGACGGTCCATATCTTGCTAAACTTCTTCTAGAAAAAGATTATAAAGTATATGGTCTTGTAAAAAGATATTCTAATCCAAATTTAGATAATATCAAATATTTAGGTATTGAAAACGACATTGAGTTGATCACCGGCGATATTACAGACGACGGATGTATCAACCATTTAGTTAAAAGTCTTAAACCAAATGAATTTTATAATCTTGCCGCTCAAAGTTTTGTAGGAGCAAGCTGGGACCTTAATAAATTAACCACTGAAGTTAATGCTGTTGGCCCTTTAAATAATCTTAATGCTATTAAGCAGCATAGTCCAGAAACAAAATATTATCAAGCAAGCACTTCCGAAATGTACGGTAATAGCATTGAAATTTCCGGAGGACACCAAGACGAAACAACACCGTTCTGGCCCCGTAGTCCATACGGAGTTGCAAAATTATATGCTTACTGGATCACCGTAAATTTTAGAGAAAGTTACGGAATTCATGCTTCAAATGGAATATTGTTTAATCACGAAAGTCCTATTCGAGGTAAAGAATTTGTTACAAGAAAAATTACAGATGGCGTAGCAAAAATTAAATGTGGCCTTGCTGACAAAATTACTTTAGGTAATTTAGATTCTAGAAGAGACTGGGGTTTTGCCGGTGATTTTGTTGAAGCTATGTGGTTAATGTTACAACAAGACGAACCGGGCGATTATGTTATTGCCACAGGAGTTCAATACACTATTGGTGATTTATTAGAACGTGCATTTAGATATGCAGGCATCGAAGACTGGGAAAAATATATTGAATCAGATCCAAGATTTAAGAGACCGGCAGAGCTTTATAGCCTTTGTGGAAACCCCGCTAAAGCAGAAAATGTCCTTGGGTGGAAACGTAAAACTAGTTTTGACGATCTAGTTAAAATGATGGTTGAAGCAGATATCAAACGTTATACTAAATGACAACAAAATTTGCAGTAGTCACTACTTTTCATCAGGCTGGGTACGAAAAATACGGTCGAAGGATGATTCAAACCTTTTTAGAATCATGGCCTAAAGATGTAACCTTATATGTGTATCCTGAGAATTGTGCAGTAATTGAAACTGCTCCAAACCTCGTTGTGAGAGATTTACACTCGTCAAGTCCCGAACTAGTTGCATTTAAAGAAAAGTGGAAAAATGACCCAAAAGCCAGAGGGGAAGTAGCCATGGGACCTCCTGGACCTAAGGGAAAGATTCCCGGAATTGGTTTTCGTTGGGATGCTATTAGATTTAGTCATAAAATTTATTCGGTATGTCATGCGGCAGAAAATACCGATGCCGATATACTGCTTTGGATGGATGCTGACATGGTTTGCCATACCACACTTCCGGTGCATTTTTTAGAAAAAATGGCAGGTACTCATGTGGGTTTGGGATTTTTAGGTAGAGAAAATAAATTTACCGAATGTGGATTATATTCGATGAATTTAAGAAATCCTGCTACTCAAGAATTTTTAAAAGAATTTCAAAAGGCCTACGACACTGGCAGAATTTTCACCATGAAAGAGTGGAATGATTGTTGGGTTTTTGACGTTGTTCGAGAAGAAATTAAAAAACTTCATCCTGACTGGTATTGGTACAACTGGAGTAAGGGATTAATCAAAGGAGAAGGCCATCCGCTGGTTAATAGTCCTTGGGGTGCTTATCTCGATCACCTTAAAGGTAACCGAAAAAATACCGGAAAAAGCCTAAAAACAGATTTTATTCGTCAGCGTACTGAAAAATATTGGATTACTCAGTAATTTGATATTCGTGTTTTGAATGCTTGGCTTTGTAATGATCTAAATATTCCCCAAGCACGGTATGCTTCATTGGAGTTTTGTAAGGCTTTTTAAAATCTTTGCATAAATCATTGCCTTTTGCTCCGATTTTTTCAAAAACATAACCATATACATCGTTATCGTAAAATCTTCTTAAATTTTTTGAATCTTGTTCAACAAAGTGTCTACGATACTCATTTCTAAAATTAAAAAAGTTTGGATGTTTTGTGTTTACAGCAGAAAAACCAGTCTCAGGAACAAACCATCTACCAGGAGTTCCGTCTTTAGCTGACAAATATGTAACTCCCATGTGAGTGCTAAGAACATTGTCAGGTAAAACTGATTTTAACAAGTCTAAAGGAAGTTTTTTCTTTGTAATAACATCGGCGTCTAACCAAATAATTCGATCAGCATCGCTGTTAAACATTGCGTGTATAAAACTAAAAGATTTTTTAGCAAATTTTCTTTCTTGACCGCCTATACCTTTAGTATTTTGAAAAATTTCATATGCAGGGTCTAATTCTTTAAAGTCTATTTGTTTAATTCGGTTTATGTTTGGTAATTGAAACTCTTCGACATAGCAAGTCAGTGTTAATTCTTCTGGCCAATATGTTAACCAAGACTCTACAGAGTCTCTTCCGATGAGATTATAATAATATTCGTTGAAACTTGTTATAACTTCTATTTTCATACATACTTTCTCATATGAGACCAACATTCCCCGTTGGTAATTTCTTCAAAGTTCCAATGGAACATAGCCAACCGTTCTACCCATTTTTGTCTGTCTGGTAAATTAGGATTTTCAATGTCAGATAAATTCATATTTGAAATTTCTGCACACTGACTTTTTTCAGGATCGGTGACAAAAATAGGATATCCTTCAATTGCGGCTCCTACGGTTGGACTTGAATTATAATTTACCACAGCCCAGCAATTTTTTAAATCATGTTCTAGTGTTGTGCCTGGTTGTGATAACCTAATATTGTTATTTTTGTGACCAAGTTTTTTTATCAAGTTTTGAGGACTTAAATAATCTTTTGAGCCTTTGTCACCTGGATGTGCTCTTAATACAATTTCTCTATCAGTGTATTTTCTAATCTCTTTTAAGGTTGCTGCGGTCCATTCTACCACATCATATCCACCCATCGACCATCCGCCATTTCGTTGTAAACAAAATAAAATGTGATTTCCTGTAGTGCGATAGTCTTTTAAAGATAAATTTAAATTTTTAGAAAGAGTTATCCAACGTTGAGGATCAATTTCTTTATCGCAATACTCTCCTGTATTAGGAAATATTCCGTTAAAACTATATCTTAAATAATGTTTAGGATTTGTATTATCTTTATATAAAAATAAATTACTATCTGCCAATAAAACTTTTTTATTTGCATTAAGTTGATAATCAATGATTTTTCTTCTAAATTCTAAATGTGCAGTTCCTTTAGATCCTGCATGAACCCATCCTATGCTCATACCTACGTCAGCAGGAACAACTCGCATGTCGGTCACAAGTTCAACTTCGTCACCGTATTTTTGAACCCCAGTGGCATATAATTTTAAAATTTCTCCTTTTTCAACATTTTTGTTGTTAGGAGGAATACAAGCTAGGTATGCTGCAAATTTCATTTATTAGTATTTTTAATTAAAAGTTCTTTATTTAGAATACCAATGTGATGATGAAAATATTCATTCAACGGGCTGTACTTAATGGAAAATTCATTTTTTCGTTCATCGGCGCCATTGAGTTGCCACTTATCTGCTGTATCGCAATAAGAACCAATTCCATATTTTCCTATTAAAGACCCTAGCATATGATTATCGTATATTTGCCTTTGTTGATAAATTTGTCCATTATACCAACCAGTAGAATATTCTCTAATAAATGCCGGAAATGCTTCGTGTTTTGTATTAAACGCAACAATTCCAGTTTCTAAATCTAACCCCGTACCAGGAATTAATGTTGCACATACTCGAGCGCCGGGGCTCAGTAATTCTTTTGCTTTTGAGAAAGATAAGGGACGTTTAACAGAAATATCAGCGTCTAACCAAACTACAAGACCACCAAATTTTCTTGCTGCCCATACCTGTACACGACTCTTTTTCCAGAATCTATCTGCTTTAGTTCCTCCCATTGCTTCTTGAACCCAAGGGTCCTGTGTATTAGCAACATCTTTCCAGAACATAAAATTTTTACCAAATCCTAGATCTACAGGTTTGTCATCCCAAACAAAAACAACATCGCCCGGTAATGTATTTCTCCAAGATGCAAGTGTAATACTACCTACTTCGTTAAAATAATCTCTAGAAAGACTAGTAACAAACGTCAATGGAGGACGAGGCTTAGAACCAAATTCTAATCCCAACTCATTAGCATAATCAATTAAGTATTGATACCATACATTTTTATATAAACAATCCATGTAATGGGGGAACCAAGGTCCGCCCTCAGTCCAGTGGTATGCAACAGGCTTTCCGTCTTTTGTTTCATCATTCCATCCGACAAGAAAATTATATTTTGTTGAAACAGAACCAATCTCGTGATCCTGTAACCATTGGAACCTATGTAAAAATTGTCCTGTTTGAGAATTTACCACCTCTGGTGTTAATGCTCTGTTTGATGGATGCTCACAATTCCATAAAATCATCGAACTCCAGTTCTTTCTTGGATACTGGGCCTGTTGTTTGTTGTCCATCTTTACGGTATTTGTTGGTTGATGATTATGTTGAACAACCATTACAGCATATTTTGGATCTGCTTGAGCAAATAATTCTGATATGTTACCGTCCCAAACAAAATCACAATCGCAGAATAAAGCCCAACCTTTGTATTTTTGTAAAGATGGCACTAAAAATCTAGTAAATGTAAATTCGGTGCTTCCTAAAGAATCGACATCTCTTGTATATAGACCGTCTCGTCTTAATTGGTCCTGTTTTAAAGGCTTAACAATAGCATCAGGTGTATTTTTATAGATTGAAAATTCGCATACCTTATATGCAATATCTTCTCTAGAATCGTAACCGATATAAACAGGTAAAAAATCAAAATTCATTTAACATTCTCCAGGCTGCGCCATTTTTTAATTCATCAATGTGATATTGTCCGTAGGCTAAATGGCAAGCCCATGCATATACTTTATCTTTGTCGGGATAGTACGGAGTTTCGATTTGACTCAAATCTTGTGATGCAACAGGAGAAGCTGCATGTGTAGGTGCTAGCGTAAATGCAGGATATCCGTATAAAATTGCTTCGGTTGCTGAATTTGAATTATATGTAACTAACGCATGAACATCGTCATCAAGTGCTTCTTTTAACGTATTTGTAAGTACACGATCTGTTCTGCTTTTAACTCGTTGGCGTACAACAATTTCTCTATCTGTATATTGTTTAAGAGTATAGATAGTATCGTTGATCCATTCTTCTAAATCAATATTATAAAACTTACAAGGTTTTTCATCAGGGGCTGCAATAAGAATTTTTTTGCCGCCTTTTTTCCAATTGTGAATAGGAATTCCTAATTTTCTAAATCTATCGTCTGGCCTTTGAATTATAGTATTTCCGTGTTGTATATCGTTTTTAACAATCCTATGCCAATATTTCCAACCCATGGGATTTAATGCACTTTTTTGATTACCCATATATCCGGTATCCATAAAATAAAAATCTCTATTATCAAACCAACAACGTTGCATGATTTTTTTCTTAAGAATACCTCTAAGGACAATGGGGTCTCTGCTGTGCTCATATATAAAATCATCTGTGTTTATCACTCGACCATTAGCGCCAAGTGCAAACATGTTGATATATTCATCTTGTCCGTCTTTACTAAGAAAGATCCAATTGGTCATCTGTTTCATTGTCTTTCTATATCATCTTCAATGCATTGTTCACCGTATTGAATTTCAACAACTTTCACAGGAACATCAAACGGATTAGTAAGTTGATGCCACTCGTTAACTGGTACTTTGTACTCAACGTGCTTTCTTAAATGAACGCTAGGCATAGCGTAACCGCTGTTCATTAGTCTGTTTACTTCTGCTTCACCGTCGCTGACTATCCAGTATTCTGCTCTTAATTTATGTCGTTGCATACTTAATTTTTTTCCAGGATCAACGGTTAGTTCTTTTACTTTCATTCCTGGTACTTCGTGCAAGACACGATAATATCCCCACGGACGTTCGGTCTTTGGTGCTTTCCATTCTTGTAAAATCCATGAGCTAGAATTCATCTTATGTTCGCCGCCAACTCCAAATACAAATTCTAAATTATCGTCTTTAATATCCATTTCGGGAATATTAGCATTTGTTCTATCACCGCCGTTAGCAAATATAATTTTATCGTTGGGATAAATTTCACGAACTTTTCTAATAGCATCTTTAGCTGAACCGTCGTCGTCGTTAAAATTAATAACTCGAGATACATTTGTTAAAGCGCCTAATATGCTTGAACGTTCTTCCCAAGGCATAAATTCTTGACCTTTTTTTCTTCTTAACCATGCATCGGAATTTGCACCAACAACTAGAACATCACCTAATTTTTTAGCTTCATTAATATAAGCAATATGGCCAGAATGAATAGGATCAAATCCTCCAGTAACTAACACTATATTTTTCATTTTAGTCCTTTCAAAATAGTTTCTAGTAATAGTAAATCGTTGTCATTAACAAAATGATTGTTTCCAATATAAACACCAACATCGTGTAATATGTCGGCATTATGAGGGCTGTCTGTTTCAATATTATATTTTTTTAAAAATGGATGTTTTAATAAATTTCCACTTACTACAGGCCGATATTCGATGCCGTGTTTTTTAAATTCGTCTAATAGTGTTATATATGTTTCTTTACTTTTACAAATAAAAGGAAAACAGAAACTACTATTAGTTTCATCTTCTTTAGGAAAAAAGAATTTATCAGGATATTGTTTAATAATTTTTAAATATTTTTTAAAATTTTCTTTACGGATATGAATCATGCTATCCAATCTTTTTAGTTGTGACATACCTAAAATTGCAGGTAACTCATGATTTCTAAAATTATATCCGTCTGTCATAAACAGAAAACTAGGAGGCAAGTTTGGATATTCATCTTGATATTTTTTAAAATATTCGGGAGATCCTTCTCTAGCTAGACCGTGACTTCTTTTTAATCTCATCAATTCATATAATTCTTGATTGTTTGTGGAAATCATTCCTCCCTCAACGGTAGTCATGTGATGGCCGAAATAAAAGCTAAAAGTTGCCCCTAAAGAATCTGAACCTCTTTTTTTGTTATTAGGATCGCAAACACCGTGTGATTCGCAAATGTCTTCTAGTATGAGCGCATCTGGAAATATTTCTTTGTATTTTTCTATTTCAGCATCTAAGCCCAACAGATGTGTGACAAATATTATTTTAATGTCTTTATGTTTATTTTTTAATTTTTTTAACTTTTCAACATCGTAACTAAAAGTTGATAAATCAATATCTGCAAAGATTGGTTTAAATCCAGTTTGAATTACTGGGGCAACGTTTGTGACCCATGTACACGCAGGAACTAAAACTTTATCCCCGTCTTTAAAATTATATAACTCTTTAATAGCAGATAATAATAATAAATTTGCTGTGCTGCCAGACGAAACAAATAAAGAATATTTAGAACCTAACCATTCATTCCACTGAGCCTCAAATAATTTTACTTTTTCTCCGTTAGTGAATTTTTTTGAAGTTAAAATGAACTTGATCATTTTAAATTTGTCTGGCCAAGTAATTGTATCTTTCATTAAAGGCCATTTTAGTATTGGTGGTTTATTGATCATGGTAACAAATTGCCGTATGGTTTATATAAATTTCCGAGTAGCCGCGAAGATGAAATTCTTCGCAAATAATTGAAGTATCGCAATCAAATTTTTTAAATCTTTCATTAAACCAGCCGTACCGTGCACCGTCCTGAAATGGTTTTGCATCAAATAAGCATACTCCGTTACATGTTGAATAATATTTTCCAAAAGGAGTAATATCCCAATCTTTATGTAATTTTCCTCTGTCTTCGTCGGCGTGTCTTCGTGTAGCCCAAACATCATATAATTTTCCGTTTGTTCCTTTTGAAACCATTGATACAATATCAACTTTTGTTAAATTATATGTTTCTTGAAAATTTAAAATTTTTTCAACATCTTGTAGATCAAATCTCATATCGGATTCAATATCTAATATATGATCTACATTGTTAAGAAAATTTTTTGCTTCGATTGCTTTATTTCTTGCTGCTGCTAAATTTTTTACACGCTGTTCATCTTTAACAGAATGAAAAAATTCTGTTCCTATATTTTCGCAGATAATAGAAAAATCTTTAGCGAAGGACCAATCTAAATTATTCAATTTAATTTTGGTATCATCAGTTGAATCGTTTTCATACAAAGAAATATAAAAATTATAATTAGGAAAATGCTCAACTATTGATTTTATTTGAGAATAATATTGTTCTATTTTTTGACTAGAATTTCTAAAAATAGTGTATATCAAAATGTTTTTCATGAACTATTTATAAAATAAATATTTGGCATTTTAAGGATTAGAATATGTGGGTATTAGCAAGTCGCGGAAGACCAAAGAACCTAAAACGGTTTATTAAATGCTGGAAAGAAACTAAAGGATCAACTCCAGTTTATATTAGATTAGATGAATGCGATCCAGAAATTGAAAATTATAAAAAATTAAATTATCCAAAAGAATTTCATGTTGTAATAGAATCTCGAGCCAGGTTAGGACGGGCAATGAACGAGATGGTTGAAAGGTATCCAAACGAACCGTGGTATGGATTACTAGCAGACGATTTAATCCCACAAACTCAAAATTGGGATCAAAAACTTGTAATTGCTGCTTCTAATAATTTTATATCTCAATGTAATGATTTAACAAGAAAGCCACAAAACTGCTGTCATCCTTGTATAGGGGGAGATTTGATAAGAAAAATTGGATGGTTTGCTTTACCTGTATGCACCCATTATTGTGTTGAACTTCCTTGGAAAGAGCTTACTAAAAGAAATCCAGAAATTTTAAAATATCTTTCAGATGTAGTTGTTGAACATGCGCATTATCGATTTGACAAAGCTGAATTGGACAACACATACAAAGAGTTAAAAACTTTAAAACATCCTGACCACGAAATTTGGGATCAATGGAAATTACAACATCTTGACGAATTTTGTATCAAGGCGTTGAGCTAAAAAACAACTCAATATTTCTATCTTTATTATTGATGTTGTTAACTTGTTTTAATAATTCTAAATCAATTCCTAGACTAGACGCTTCTGTTTGAATAGCACTAATATCTTTTGGAAAGCATATGCCACCCCAACCAAATTTTCCATCTGGTCCGGGAACATTTAAATGTGTATAACCAATTCGATCATCATAAATGGTTAGATCTTTTAACGATTCAAAACTTACATTCTCTGCCTTTGCTAACTTATAAAATTCATTCATAAATGTTACCTTAGTGGCAAGGTACGCATTCATCATATACTTGTATAAGGCAGCAGACTTAATATCAGTAACTAAAAATTGCCTGTGGACTAGAGGAACACCTGATCGAATAACATCTCTAGCAGTAACACATAATTCTCCGTTACCGCCTAGAATAAAATATCTACTATTTTGATAATCGGCGCTAGCATTAGCCGCAGTTAAAAATTCTGGGCAATGAATTATTGAAGGATATTCTTTTAAAAGTTGATTGTATATGCTAGGAGTTGCTGTCGATTTGCATATTAACGGTATTTTTTCGCTAATGCCTGCATTATATAATTCTTTTAAAACCTGTTCAAGAATAGAGGCATCACAACTACCATTGTCTAAAGCTGGAGTTGGAACACAAATAAAGATTCCGTCGCAATCTAAGAATTTTTCATAGTCGGCACTATCTTCAAATTTTGGATCTCGAACTACTCTTTCATCATTACGATGTGCCCAATAAATTGCTTCTCCAACAAAACCTAGACCAATAATTCCTATTTTCATAGAGTAGCATCTTCCAGGCCAGCTGTTCTTAATTTAACAATGTTAGATAATTGCCATTGCTTGATGTCAAGACCTTTAATGATACCTAACCATTTGTTACGTAGCAAAGCAAAGTCATTGATAATTTTTTCAAAGTCTACAACGTCGGCTTCGCCCTCTACAAATTTTTCACAATCTCTAGAGGACAAAGCACGTTGATAGTTTTCAAGGTACTTACGAAAATGTTGACTTCGAAGTCTACGAAGTTCAATATTAAGATATTCGAGAATTGCTTCAATTTCTTGAAGCTGATTGAATCGATTTTCAACAATGCCGGGCATACTGGCAGCGGCCTTTTCAATATTTCCCGCTATGCGAGCATCATTCTTTGCTGCCAATAATTCAGCCTCATAGTATGCCACTGCATCAGGGATATTTGAGATGTCCTTTGAAACTCGATCATACCAATTCATTTAATCCTCATCTTCGTAATATTCATCTTCTTCTTCGATCTCTTCGCCATCAATAGCATATTCAATAGCTGTGTCTAAATATGGATCTACGCCTAGTAGACTATCTAAAACACTTTCTTTAATACCATAATCTAACAATGTGTTAACAAAGTCAGCGGCAACGTCTTTGCGTTGTTTTTCAGGAATATGCTCTACAACAATTGACCATAAATCTGCAATTAAATCTTCTTTCATTCTACGCTCTCCGGTTGGGATTCAATATTTGTAGTTATCTCAGAAACGGATTTTTCACCGTTTTTGATGATGTCGGACATAATTGCATCTAGCCCACCGTTTTCGTTTCTTTCCCAAGCCTTGCGGAATTGTTTGATAATTTCGCCATCGGCTGTTGTGTATACAAGGCTATTTCCTTCTTTCTTTAGAAGACCTTTTTCTTCTGCCAGATCTACCATTCCGCTATACGGATTCATACCTGTTTCATAAGGAATCTTTACCTGTACACTTTCAAAAGGTTTTGCATAACGTGTTTTCATAATCTTACAAGCTGCACGAATACCTTTAACTTCTGAAATCTTGTTGCCGTCTTCGTCTTCTTTCAACTTTAACTTACGCATAGCAACAACAATAGAGCTTGCGTAGATAAAACCTTGTCCTCCACTGATTTTGTCATCTGGATCAAACATATCTTGACTTGCGTATGTGTGGTTAGTAGCAACTAAACCAATGTTTAAACTACCAAACATATTAACACAATTACGAACAAGTGCTGTAAGTGCTTTAGGTTTACGGCCCATGTCGCCTTTTAAATCGCCTGCTTCGAACTGATTAACATCTGTAGGAGTTAACAACATACCTAGTGAATCAAGTACAAACAGAACCTTAGGACGGCTATCTTCAGGCATTGCTTTATATTCAGCAACAAATTCTGTAATAGTTTTTGCTACATCGTCAATCATTGCCATATTAAGTTTAAGCAACTTATCTTCGCTAGTATCAACACCAAGTGCTTTTAACCAATCTTCATCGAGAGCATTTTCTGTATCGATTAGGATTGGATAAATTCCTTGTGCCTGTGCTGCCTTAATAAGGTTACCTGAACAGATATATGATTTACCTGCGCCAGATTCACCGGCGAATACCGTAACTTTACCTAGCGGTACACCTTTATTAAAATCACCGCTAATCAAATAATTGAGAGCGTAGTTACCTGTTGAGATCCAATCAGTAGGATCATTAAAGCCAATTGACAAGCCTTCAATAGACTTTGTAATTGACTTTCTAAATTTAGAAATATCAAATGCTTTTGCCATATTATGTTCCCTGTAGTGGTAAGAGAGTGCGGGTATTGCCCACACTCTTTACTTTATTATTATTGACTTTGACGAGCGCGAATCTTGGCAAGAATGTCTTGCGCACGACTAGCACCTTCTGCTGCCGGAGCACTTGCTACAGGAGTAGACTGAGCTGCCGGAGCACTTGCTACAGGAGTAGGTTCTTCGTCAACTTCTTCAGCAGGAGCACTTGAGCGAGCTTTGTTAGGATCGCCTGTTGCAGCACCCATGCCTGCTGGTTTGAAGTATTGACCCCAACGGTCCATGTCATATGCTTCGCCATTAACTGATGCTTCAAACATTTCTTTCATAACCTTAAGCTCAACATCGGTTGGCTTCTTAGGCAAGAAGTCTGACAAGTTAAACAAACCATGGGTATCAACTGCGGATTTTTCTGCATCGGTTAGAGCACGTTCACGACGGCTCCACTTACTTGTAGAATAATCAGCAAAACCACCTTTGCTTGTTTTTGCGATACGGAAATCTACACCGCGGAGGTAATCAGTTGGTAGTTCTTCCAACTCTGGGTCCATTAGTGCTGAACGAATGATTTGATAGATTTGAGGACCGATGATGAATCTGCGAATTGGATTCTCTGGTGTTTTTTCTTCTTTGAGAGCATCTTCAACAACAAAGCCTTGGAAGATATATGAACGCTTTTTCCAATATTTACGACCCATATCCTCTAATGATTTGTCTTTAAACCAACCACGCACTTCTGAAAGGATTGGACATACGGAACCATCGTTATACATTTCAACACAGGGAACCTGTACTTGAACTTTACGTGAATCGGTTTCGCCTTTAATTCCTGCGAATTCCAATTTGATCATTGCACGTTCAACCCAGAAAAATGTGTTGTTAGAATTGCCATCTGGTAGGAAACGAACTACGGCTTCCTTG